CGCACGCCGGCGCTCGAAGTCGGCGACCACGCGCTGCGGGTCGCGCAGCACGTAGGGGCCGCGACCGTCCTTGCCGACCATGCGGCCGGCGGGGACGATCTCGATCCACTCGGGCGCGCCACCGCCCGCCGCCGCCTGGGGGGCGACGGCGAACGGGGCCAGCGGGGCCGGGGTCTGGGAGACTGTGGTGTCCATGACAGGCTGTGTGCCAGATCATGGACAGCGCGATCCCCCTGAAGACGTTCAGGTCGCGCTCGACCCGACGGCCTCGCGGGGCGCCCGGCCGGTCGACCCGGCCGACCGCCTGCGGCGGCCGGATGGTGCCAGGGAAGGACCACGGACCATCCGGCAGGACCGCGCGGGGCGGTCCCGTTTTAAGAGGCCGATAAGAGCGTTTAAGAGGGGGCTACATGCGCGCGACGCGCCAGGGGCGGCCCAAGGGGCCGTCGTGATGCCCTCGCGCATCCTGAGGCATCTGACGGAGTCGCATCGCTCCAGGCGTGCGCCGGCGGGCCGGGTGTGCTAAAAAGAAGATGAGGGCGCGCGCGACACGGTGATCCTGCCTGCCGTAACCCGTCGCGATCGCGGCGGCGTGCCATGTGGGTGATCGGGCAGTCCCCACCGCGTGCCCTCAGTCCTCAGGCCAAGCACCCCAGACCACCGCATGCTGCCGCATGCGGCCAAGAAACGTCGCGTCGGCGCGGTACATGCTGACGACGTAGGGCACGCCGTGACGGTCCACCTTCAAGGCCACCACCACCTTGCCGCCGTCCTCCGTGGGCCGCAAAGCAAGAAAACTGTTCGGGCGGTTGCGCACGATCACCTGGGCGCCATGGATGCGCTCCGGCAGTACCCGATAATCGACCTGCCCCAGTTCCGGGTGGTTCCGGTGCTGCTTCTGGAGCGTTTCCCCGGACAGGGTCACCACGGGCGACCGCGCCCCGATGGCCTGGGCGATGTCGTCGGCCAGACGGGCGATGGGATGAGCGCGGCCGTGCGTCGGGCGCTCCACGAGGCGCTGGAGCGACGGCCCGCGCGCCAGGTCATGGCACGCCGCCTGGCCGATGCGCGCCGGCAGGGCCGCGAGCCGGCCGTGCAGGGCATCGTCCAGCGCCCGCGCCCGCAGCGGCCCGCCGGAGCGCGACCAGGCGGGATCGACGGCCTCGGGGAGGGTCATGCGCTGGCCGGTCACCCTGTGCCGCACCGTCCGGGACGGCAGGGACACGCTGCTCCGCACGGTCAGGCCGCGCCGCGCGGCCTCGGCGGCCGTGATCTGGCGGACGCGGCATTTACAGCCCCACCCGTTCGGCGGCATGATCGTTTCCCACCCCGGATGATCCACCGCCATGGTCAGGCCCTTGAGCGTGACGTGCTCGGGCCGACGCTCACGGCTTGGTCCCAGCTCGTAGGTGAAGTACGGCAGCCCGGCCTTGGTGCGCTGGGCACGCTGGTACTGGCCGGCGGCGCGGGCCGAGCGCATGTTGCTGTCGTAGATCACCCGCAGGCGCCAGGGCTGGCGCAGGTCTACGGTGCCCACCTGACCGGTGCGCGGGTCGATGACCTCCCGCCGCGCCCACCACCCCTTGGCCCTCAGCGTCGGTTCCAGGTCACGCGCCCAGCGGTCAAAGGGCGTGCCGGCCTCCAGGGCGGCCACGAGACTCTCGTGAAGGTCCCGCAGGATATCCAGCTCCATGATCTTGGCGGCCATGAAGCCGAAGGCGTGTTCTTCCGGCAGGACCTCATCGTAGTCCCAACGCGGCATCAGCCCCTTGGCGCGCAGGAACTCGGCCACGTTCGGATCAACCAGGTGCCCGAAGCGATGGCCCGGCCGGTCGGGGAGCGGGTCCTGGCGGGCGCGCGGGGCCATCACCCGTCCCCGTCTGCATCTGGGGCGGGATCGGGATCCGGGGCGTCGCCCAGCGCGCGGGCCAACAGGGTGGAGCGCGCCAGCCGGTCGGCCAGGGCCTGGCTATCGAGCCGGCCGTCCTCGACCAGGTGCGCCAGGCGTTCGACCAGGTCGTCGGGATCCTCGGCCTCGGCGGCCGTGTCCAGCACGGCGTTGACCGACGGCGCCATCACCTCCCAGTCGTCGTGATCCAGCGCCTCGGCGATCGCGGCATAGCCCGCCTCGACCGGATCACTATCGTCGTCCCCCTTGGCCGCCTGGCCGGCGCCGGTGGCCCGCTGCGGCGCCGGCGCCGGATCAGCGTCCGGCGGGGTGTCGGTGTCCGTGGGCATCGCCGCGCCCCCCAGCACCTCGTCATCGTCCTCGGGCGCGGCCCAGCCCAGACGCTCGCGCACGTCGTCGGCGCGGACCCGCAGACCCAGCGGCACCAGGCCGGTGAGCTGCTGGGTCACCGCCTGGGTGTCCTCGGGTTCGGTGATCGGCCAGGACAGCCAGGGGTAGACCTCCTGTGGTCCATAGTTCAGATCCACCTCGACCCGCACCAGATCCCGGTTGACCGGCCGCGCCACGTCGCCCGCGTCGGCCTGGGCCACGTCGATCTGCACGCCGCGATGGACCTGCGCCTGCGACAGCGACGCGCCGTCGTCCGTGGTCATGGTCTGGCCCAAGACCGCCTTGCTGATCTGGCCGTCCAGGTATTCGGCCAGACGCTGGAACAACTCGGCGCCACCCCGGCCCTCCGAGATGCCCTGGAACTCGATCCGCATGGCCTCCGGCAGCACCGCCGCCGCGTCGGTGCCGATCCCGCTGACGGCCGCCACCAGCGTATCGATGTCCTGTTGCGTGGCGGACTGGCCGTACCGGCCCAGCCGCAGGGGCAGGCCGTAGACCTCGATGAACGCGACCCAGTCCTTCAGGGCAAACGCCTTGAACAGGTACGACCACGCCACCAGGCGGGCGAGCCCGCCGCGCACGGACAGGCCGCTCTTGATGCGTGGCGCGTGGACGATGAACTTGCCGGGAGGAAGCTCGACACCCTTGGGTTCACCGTCGGCCGCCAGGCGCAGGGTGGTGCGCGTATCGTCGAGCACGAAATACCTGGGATCCCGCCACGGACAGGCCGATGGCGTCCACTGCTTGCCCGTCTCCCACAGAATTTCGCAAACGGCGTAGCCCTTGCCGAGGGCATCCAGCAGATCCATGACCATGCCGTTGAACCACGGCTGATCGACGATGGACCGCCTGACGAAGTCGGCGATCTCGCCGGCGCGGGGACTGTCGTCGCCTGGGGTCACGATGGGCTCGACCCCGGCCACCGCCCGCTTGCGGGTCCCCAGCACGGCCGCATAGTGCGGGTCGCGCTCCTCCATCTCCTCGGCCAGCGTCAGGTAGTCGGCGACACTGCCCTCGGTGGCCCGCTTGAGGATCCCCGCCAGCCACTCGGGCGTGAGCCCGGTGGCGATGGTGCCGCTGAACGGTCGTCGCACGCCGGTCACCGCTGGCGCCGCGACGGTCTGTGTCAGGGTGCCTCGCTCGATCGGCCGGCCGTCCGGTCCGAGGATCTGGGATGTGCGTGCCATGGTCAGGTGTCCTCAAATTGCGGTCGACCCGAGGCGGCCCAACGGGCCGCCGAAGGTTGTCGAGCGCATCAATAACTGCCGCGCCGCGCCCGCAGGCCGGACGTCAGGCGCACCTGCCGCGTGGTCTGTTCGGGGCGGACGGGGATGTAGGCATAGGGCTGATAGGTCCCGTCGGTGGCCGCGTGGACCGCGAGAAACCCGGCCCACGCCCGGTCGGCGTGGCCGGTGCTGTCGCTTTCGGCCACGAAGCGGGGCGTTCCGGTCGGGCTGGTCACCTTCTTCAGCTTGTGCAAGTCCGCGCGGAGGATCGGGTCGCCGGCCGGAACGCGGATGCGGCGATCCTCGAACGCTTCCTTGCCCGTCGTGGCCAGCATCAGCTTGTTGGCGGCCGTGAACAGCACGCCTTCCACGCGGCTGTCGCCGTAGCGGTGCTTGGCGTCCTCGACCGGCTTTTCGCCCATGCCGGTCTGGTCCATGCCTAGCCGGATCACGTGGTAGCGCTGGAACAGCTCGTCCATCACGGCGTCCTGTTCCGCGAAGGATGCCCGTTTCAGGGTGACGATCTCGCGCGTCCACAGCACGTCGCCCACGGCTTCGAGCACCCACGCCACCCACAGGTCATTGCGGGCGGCGATGTCATTGCCGATGAAGCACGGCCCACCCTGGTAGTGGGCTGGATCTCCGGCGGCCGGATGTTCGACGGCGCCGATCAGGTCGTAGGACAGCCAGGCGCTGGCCTCGTCCAGCCACTGCAGCTCGTACTCCTGCGCCCAGGCGTCATCGTCGGCCAGGGCCTCGCGCAGGGCATCGATGTCCCGGGGCAGGCCCTCGGCGACGGCGCGGTGAATGTCCACGATGTGGCGGGACCAGCAGTCATCCTGCCCCGTGACCAGGTCGAAGAACTTGTTGCCCTTGCCGTTGGGCGTGCTGACCACGCGCAGGCGATAGCCGTTGGAGATGACGGGGAAGAGCGCCGCCCAGATGCGCCGGCTGTCGGCATGGAAGGCGAATTCGTCCAGGAAGACGTTGGCCGAGAAACCGCGCGCGGTGTCCGGGTTCGCCGGCAAGGCGGTGACCCGCGAACCACCGGGAAACGAGACCTCCAGCGCGTTACACCGCACCTCCTGCCCCTGCCACTCGTACTCCCGGAACACGGGCTCGATCTTCAGGACGGCTTTGAACAGCTCTTGATAGGCCCGGCAGAACGGCTTGATGGCCTCGTCCATGGCCTCCTTGGCTTGGCGCTCGCCCCGCGACAGGATCACCCACCGCGTGCGGCGCCCTTCCACCTCGGCCGCGAACACGTCGTCCACCAGTTCCAGGCAGGTGGTGAAGGTCTTGCCCGTCTGGCGGGCGAACATGCCGATCTTGAAGCGGGACCGGTCCTCGAACCAGGCGCGCTGGTACGGGTAGAGCGTCAGGGCGGGCACGGGCGCGGGCGCGTCGGCCATCACGCCACCCCGAGATGCTGTCGCACCATGTCCAGGGCCTCGCGCATGGTGACGGTCTTGGTGGGCTCCGCCTCCCCGTCCAAGTCGTCCAGCTTCGCCTTGTTCTCCGCCGCGATCTCCTTGGCGAGTTGGGCCTTGATCGCCTCCCGATCCTTGGTGCTGGCCATCAGGTCGCGGATTGTCCGCGCGATATACATCAGCTCCTTGGCGTCTTCCTTTGCGTCGTCGTCCTTGATGCGATCCATGCCCGACCGCATCATCCGAGCCTGCAGCATCTGCACCAGCACCATGTGGGCTTCGCCTTCCGGCACAACGCCCAACTCGCGGGCGAAGCCGGCCGCCGCCACCTTGGTCTCGCGCAAGCGCGCGGCGACCTCGCGGAAGTCCGTGGCGTATCGTCCCAGGGCCGAGCGTGACACGCTGTCCGCGCCCAGGGTCCGCAGGTGGGCGAGGATTTCGTCGAGTGTGTGTTCCTGGCCCAGGAGGCGGTCGATCTCCTGGCGCACCTCGGCCGGCAAGCGGCGGATCGAACTCCTCCGGCCCATGGTCAGCTCCCCGGCCGGGGGCGGCGAACGCCGGGGTGGCGGGCTCGGCCCTGGGCCACGTCCAGGCCCCGGCCGGTCAGGGTGGCGACGATCACCCGGCCGCCGGCCAGGGGCTCGACCGTCACCAGACCGGCCTCGGCCAGCCATTGAACATCGCCATCCACCACGTCACGACTCACGCCGTGCCCATAGCTGGCCAGCACGGTCTGGAGGATCGAGGTGTTCAGCGCATAGTCGATGTCCTCGGACAGAGTGCGCAGAATGACGAGGCGCCGGTCCTCGCGCAGCACGTCGACCAGGGTCATGAGGGTTCACCTCCATCCCGCCGGCCCTGGGCCAGCTCGTTTTCCATCAGCATGTCCACGGACCTCTCAAGACGCGTCGAGACGCGGGTCAGGCCGTCCAGCCGGCCGTTGAGTTCCCGCACCTGACCTCCCACCTCCGCCACCAGCGTGGTCAAGGCGGTCATGTCGGCGTGGGTCGGCAAGCCTTCGATCCTGGCTTCGAGGCGGGCGAACCGCGCCTCGCCCCGATCCAGGCGTTGCGTGATCTCGACGTGCGCCCCGCCGTGGGCGTCCCGCCAGCGCCGCACATCCGTCGCCAGCGCCGACACATCCGAGCGCGGCGCGAACACAGGCCACAGGCGCCAAAGCACCACACCCAAGCCCGCCATGGTGATCAGACCCGCCCAGGCTCCCAACCCGGCCAGCCAGTCCAGCAGGCGCGCCCCATCCATCACCACACCCCCGTCTTGCGATACCGCGCCGCGCGCACCTCGGCGGCGGCCTGGCAGCCGGCGCAGCGGGTGGCGCCGGGCCGCGCCTGGCGCCGCGCCGGCGGGATCGGCTGGCCGCAGCTCGTGCACCGGGTCGCCGGTGTCGGCGCGGTGGGGGCCGGGTATGCGCGGCGCCGGGCGACGATGGCCTCCCGCTCGGCCTCGACCCGGTCGGCCGCGATGTCGACCAGGTCAGCCATCGGCGGCCTCCGAGAGGATCTCCGCATAGGTGTCCACGTCGTGGTGCCGGAGGGGCCAGATGCCACCCGGCAGGTGGTCCCACCGCCAGGCCGGGGCCGGCAGGCGGATCGCCGGGCCGGGGTGCGTCAGGCCCGGGATCGGCGGCCACAGCGGCGCCGGATCGCCGCGCACGACGTAGCGGCGCACCGGGCAGCCGATGGCGGCGGCCGCATCACGGTCGATGGATTTCGGGGCGCCGAAAGTCACAACCTCTGTGACATCATAACGACCCAAACTCTCTGTCTGCCGCCACGACCAGCGCGCGGCCAGCAGCGTGGCCAGCGCCCCGCCCATGGAATGACCGGTCAGCACAGTGGAGGCGCCGCCGGTGGCGATGCAGGCGGACACCCGGTCGAGGATACGGTCGAGCTGCCGGCTATAGCCGGTGTGGGCGCGACCGGGACCGGCCCAGGGCGAGGGCGCACCCAGATTGGCGAGGACGTCCCGCCACTGACCCTCGGACACCTCGGTCCCGCGCAGCACGAGGGCCAGTCCCCCGCGCTCATGGTTCCGGACCAGCGCGGCCTCGCAGCCGCCCCACGCGATCCACTGCCACACCTCGCACCCCAGCGCCCGGATCGCGGCCTCGCGGGCGGTGCGGTCGCGCTCGTACACGGCCGAGCACAGCCCGGCCAGCACGGCGTCTCCCGTCACATGCGGCGCGATCATGGCGTGGCCTCCGGCGCACCGTCTGGGCAGTGGATCAGCGTGCGTCCGCCCGTCAACCGGTCGCGCACGGCCGCCTTGCCCGCGTCCGAGGCGCCCCCGCAATAGCGGTCGGCCGCGCCGGTCATGACGTCGGCGATGTCGTCGATGGACGCGCACCCGATCAGGGCCAGGGCGGCGGCGACCGGGATGGCGATACGGGATACGCGCATGGTCAGGTCTCCCAGAGGGCTTGGATCACCGCCGCGCGCGGCGTGGCCGCCGGCAGGCCCAGGGCGGACCCCGCCGCCGCCAGACCGGCCGAGGTGCGCGGCCCCCACCGGCCGTCGATGGGTCCCGGGTCGTGGCCCAGGTCGGCCAGCCGCTGCTGGGTCAGGGCGGTGCGCGCCCGCTCCAGGCAGCGCACCCGGTCGGGCAGGCCGTTGGTGCCGCCATTGATGCGCCGGGTGATGGCGCGGATGTCGTCGGCGTCGGCCAGCGGGTTCAGGCCCCGGTCGGTCCAGTAGGCGGCGGCGATGCGCAGCGACAGGCCGGGCTCGGCGGCGCGGTGCGGGTCGGCCTCCAGGTCGATCCCCAGCCGGCGGCCGAAGAGGGCGTAGTTGTACCGGCCGGTGAGCTGGATCAGGCCCCGACCCTTGTAGCGGCGGCCGTCGCCGGGCCGGGTGTTGCCCAGGTCGCGGCGGCCCTCGTAGGCGGCGCCAGACGCGTATTCCTCCGTCGTGCGGAAGTGGTCGGATTCATGGGCCAGTTGCGCCAGCAGATGGGCGACGCGCGGGAGCGTCGCGATTTCGTGGGGCGGCAGCACCGACGGCGCCTCGGCGGCGATGATCGACACGATCTCGACCTGACGGGTGCCCAGGCGTCCGCCGGCGGTGGCGAACAGAACGGCTTCTGTGGGTCGGATTGGGGTGGGTAGGACAGGCGGGGCCGGCATGCGGACCTCCCTCACACGGTGGAGCGTGAGGGCAGGATGCGCCTGGCGGCGGCCGGCGATCCCCCTGAAGGGGTTCAGGCCGGCGGCGGCACGATCAGGTCGAGAAGGTCAAGTTGGCGGTCATCGCCCGCCTGGTCCCGATCCCGGGCCAGGGCCAGGTAGACGGCCCGCTCGGTGATGCCCAGGGTGTGGGCGATGTCCTGGATGCGCCGGCCGTCGGCGCGCAGGGCGACGATGCGCCGTTGGCGGCGGCGCTGAAGCCAGCCGAACATGTTGGGGACATGGACCTCCAGGCCGTGGCGGTCCCGAAGACGGCGGGCGACGATGCGCGCGATCTCCGGGTCCACGTCCAGGGCCTGGTGCAGGTCCGATCCCTCCACCCGTGCGTCCGCCGGCACGGTGATCTCCAGGCCCCCCAGGCGCTGCACAAGGCGCAGGGCCTTTTCCTCGCCGACCACCTCCAGGATGGTCAGCAGAACCGCCGGCAGCGGCCCGTAGCGCTCGCGCAGGTCGGTGATGGAGGGCGGGCGGCCCATGTCACGGGCAGCCCTGCAGGTGTCGGGACAGCGGCGCCGCGATCCCGGCCGCGTCCATGGCATCGCGCAAGCGCTGGCCACGAGCGGCCAGCAGGCGATCGAGCGCCGCGTTGTCCAGGTCGGACGGCACGGGAGCCTGTCCGGCCGGCTCTACGCCCAACGCCACCAGCCGCCGCGCCTGTTCGCGGGCCACACGAACCTTGGGCTGCTCGCGCTGGCCCCCAGGGTGATCCACCGGCCGGTCCGGTCGCCCCAGGGCTGGCGCCACCCGGCCCAGCCAGCCGCGCAGGCCCCGGATGACCCGGTCCAGATGGTCGCCGGCCAGCCATTCCAGGCGCGCCACCCCCTGGCCACCCTGACCCGGCGCGCCCTTGGTCATGCGGATCACATAGGCTTCCAGGGCACTCTCGGAGGCGTCCGAGACCTCTCCCAAAACCCACAGGTCCAGCCACAGCGCGCGGGCCTTGGCCAGGGCGTCCGGACCCTTGGCGATGGGACGGGCCGGACGCCGGCCGGTGTCCCGGGGCGCGTGGCCGTTCAGGTGGTCGAGGACCGCCATGAGTTGGCGCACGCCCATGTCGCGGCAGCTCTCGACGCCACCATGGGCGCGCAGCATGGCGCGGTAGGCGTCGTCGAACAGCCCGCGCGCCTTCGCCGCCGCGTGCACGGCCGCGATCATCTTCCGGCGATCGGGGGCGCGGCGGGCGGTCATGCGTGCCTCCCGGACCGCTTTTTCTCGACGGCGTGACGGGCGCGCCAACCACCCTCGGTGTCCATCGGCGGCGCCGTCACGCCCATCAGGTCCTCCAGCGCGCTGGTGCCGGCGGCGTGTCCCGGCGGACAGCGGGTGATCCGGCCGCCGCGCGCCTGGAACTCGACCAGCGCCGCCGCGCGGTCCGTGGCGGGGAAGGTCTGGGTCTCTGCCCGGTTGGACCGAAAGCCGCCAGGATGCGGACGCGGGCTCCGGGCCAGATCGGGCATGGGTGCCGGCGCGGTTACCGGTGCGCGGCCCTGCGCGGGAGCTGGTGGCGCCGGGTCGGGGGTCATGGCCGCGATCCGCGTCACCACCACCCGCCAGGACACCTGACACCGCGCGGCGATCGAGGTGGCGTCATGGCCCCAGGCCAGCAAGGCGCGCAGGCGCTGGTCGGAGAGGGCGGTCATGACCCGGCCTCGTGGTCGATGAAGCGCAGGCGGGAAATCGCCGTCATCAGGGCGGCATGATCGCCGCCGATCTCGTAGTAGAGCCGCACCAGCGCCTCGGCGTCGGGCGGGCCGTCCGGCGTGGGTGTCGCGCCGACCCTGGCCGGTGCCAGGGTGACCAGGGCGCGGCTGACGGCCACCAGCACCAGGTTCATGAGCGCGTCGCGGGGGTCCATCGCCGGGCGGGTCATGGGTCAGCCCCTCCCGATCTGGCCGACGGGGCCACCGGTCAGGCCGTCGCGAAGCGTCACGCCGGCTCCGGCCCGGGCTCCGGCGTACAGGGCCGCGTTGCTGCGGCCTTTGTATGTCGGCGCTGCCTTGCCCTTGGTGAGGTCAGGAAAGGCCCGGTGCGCCGAGGCGCGGGCCTGATCAAGGGCTGCCTCGTCTGGTGCCCCAAAATGCTCGTACAGCGATCGACGCAACCGGAACGCCATCCCATGACGGAACGCTTCACAGGCACGACGGCGGAGTTTCCCCTTCTTCTTCCGCTTGAACTCCGGCGTACGGCGATAGTCTTCGACCGCCGCTTCGACAACACGCCGCAAGAACGTGTGCATGTAGACGGCGATGGTCGGGCCGGGCATCCGGCCGTGGAAGAGCCACTTCGTGCCCTCCCAGGTCTCCTGCCGGATCAGGTGGCAGCCAGTGACCGCCGCCAGGGTGAGCCACAAGGCATCCAGCGGCGTGGCGCGCGCGGTGCCTGCGATACTCTCGGACCCCATGACTAGATCGTCCTGATCCAGTCCGTGCTGGCTCATCAGCCGCGAGGCCGTGGCGGCCGCCGCCGTCGCCTCGCCCTCGGTACAGCCGCGCGCGACGGTCATATCGAGCATCGCGCGGACCTTGCGCTTGATGTCCTCAATGTCGGCCATCACATCACCTCAATGTCGGGCATGCCGCCGCAGGCGCGGTGGAGCACCAGGTCCAGGCGCGTCACCAGCCAGTTGGCATGGAAGGGGCTGGGAGCCACGATGGTCACCCCGCCGTCGGCCGTACCGTCGATCCGGCACGGCGCGATCCAATGATCCCAGGCCGACCGGGTCATCCCCGCGTCCCGGAACACAGGCCACCAGTGGGCGTTCGGGCCGTCGTCCGTGGCGGCGCTACGCCCGGCGGCCGCCACCAGCGGGTCCTGGAACGCCTCGTCCTCGAAGCGACGCTGGCGCAACCACGTCTTGGCGTGGGCCACGTACACCACGTCGAGCCGCCGCTCGCGGCACTGATCGGCGTAGCGGCCGGCCGCCCGCACCAGGAACTCAGGGTCCACGCCCCCGGCCGGGCCGGTGTCGGCGGTCAGGATGGCGAACACCTCCCGGGCGGCAGCTTTACCCTCCTTCCGGGGGTACTCCGACCAGAAGGCGACCCACGCCGCCGCGTGGCGCATTGGAAGATAGGCGGGGGCCTTCATGCCGCGCCCTCCGCGTCCTTGATGAGTGCCTGCTGATACTCCTCCCACAGGGCGTCGCGCGCCCGGCGGGCCGCGTCTTCATCTCGCTCAGCCTTGTCCGCCGCGCGGCGGGCCTTAAGTGCCTTTACGTGCGCCTCGGCGTGCTTCAGGTTGACGTCGGCCAGCCGCTCCGGGAATTGGTCTCGGGTCATGCCTCGGCCCTCCCTACGCCGCCGCCAGATCGACGGTGATGGGTTCCCACTTCGCTTGCGGATCAGCGCGGCGGTAGAAGCGGATGTAGCTTTTGCTGCCCACCACGCGGATGCTATCGGTGATCGCGTCCATCGCACGCCGCCAGCGGTCGTCGTCAATGTCGACCCGCCGAAGGGCCAGGACGGCGTCCCGGCTGACCTGACCCTGCTTGTCGACGCGGAAGGCATGCTCCACGAGCGCGCGGATTTCGGCGCGGACACCATCGCTCCACTCGACGATGCACTCGTCGATCAAGGACTTCGCCACCTGCAACTCGGCGCCGAAGGTCAGGTGATCCGCGACCTGGATTTGCACCTTCCGGCAACCGTCGTAGCTGGTCAGGGTGACGTTGCCCTTGGCGCCGCCAATGGAGGCCCCGTACTGGTCGGCCGCCAGTTGCATGAACGAGGCGACATCGTCGAAGGAATGTCCCCGGAAGCGCCCGATCTGGGCGGAGATGTCCTCGGCATAGCCGATCAGCTTTTCAACCGTCTGGTCCATCAAGGCGTCCAGCGGGCGGACGAGTTGCTCAGGCACCAGACGGCCCTTGCTGTCCTTCATGTATCCCGGCGGCACGGTGGGGATCGGTAAGGTTTCGACAGGGGGGTAATCGGTCATCGAAAGGCCCTCCAAAGGGTGTTTAAAAGCGCCTTGAGGAACCCCGGCCGACGCCTCGGCGCAGGCACCAGGGCACCGGTGGCGATCAGGCGGGCGGCGTTCATGAGGGCGGCCCTCGATCCGTGCTCGCGGTGCCGATGGTGGCCATCCGCGCCGCGAACACCTGCGCGGCGAGCGCGATGCGGGCCAGCGCCAAACGTAGGCATGTGTCCGCGTCGGAGGCCGCGCGCGCGTGTGTGCGACGGATGGCATGGGTCACGGTGGTGCGGTCGCGATCGCCGATGGCCCGCCCGATGGTCGCGGCGGTGTGCGGTGTCAGGTCTCGGGCGAGAGCCATGGCGGCCTGACGGGCCGTCGCCGCCGGCTGACCGCACCGGCGGGATCGCAGTTCGGCCGGAGACACCCCCCACACCTCGGCCACCACGGCGACGATCTGGGCGATGGTGGGGTGATCGGTCATGACGCATCCTCGCCGACCGTCGTGGCCAGCAGGCCGACCGCCACCGCCAGCGTATCGCTGGTCACCGACATCTCACGGCCGGCGAGGATGCGGATCACGCTCTGTAATGCCTCCTGCGGATCGAATGGCCCGGCCCGGTGGGTCACCGTACCGTCGCGCCCCTGATCGCAGACGTGATGACGGCCATCCGCCGTCAGTACCACCAGCACCAGGTCATGTGGTCGGGTCACCACGGCGATGGTGCGGGCGGCCTGACCGTCCAGCACCAGATCCCGCTTGGGCGTCATGGCGCTCATGCCGCGTCGCCTCCCGCCGGGCCGCCATTGCGGCGGTGCGTGGTGAGGGGGATGACCTCGGCGGCCGGCTCCAGGTGCCGCCGGCAGGCCGTCGTCACCGCCTCGATGATGGCGTCGGCGCGCGCCCGCTGGTCGGCGGGCAAGCCATCCAGCCACCGCCGCACGACCTCCTGGGCCGACTGGGTGTCGCGCACCGGGGTCGGGAGGTCGGCCGTCTCGGGCACCACCCCCTGTTCCAGCGCGCGGGCCATCTCGGCGGCGGCGGCCAGAGCGGCCGCCATGTGGCCACACTCCGCGCGGGAGGGCATCAGCGCCGCGCCGCTGGCGGCGGCGGCCATCTCGACACTCAGGGCACTCAGATCCTGGCTCAGCATGGCGCGGCCCTCCCTAGCTCGACGTGGACAGCCGCGCCCAGGCGGCCTTGTAGTGCGTGATGTCGGGGATCTCGGCGCCGGCGCCGGTGGCAAGCATCGCCGCCACGCGCATGGTCTTGACCATGCCGCGCAGGGCGCCGGGCTTCTGGGCGATGCGGCGCAGGAAATCGCGGCAGTCCTCGGCCGTGACCGCCCAGGCATCCAGTAGCGCGGGCGCGTCGCCCGGCTTGGGCTTCGCGGACACCATCCGCATCCCGACGCGACTGAAGAGCTGGGCGAATTCGGCCTGCCGCCCCTGGCCCTCGAGCCGCGTGTAGACGGTCTCGTTGCCCAGCAGGACCAGGCCGCACCCCGTGCGGTCGTGGATGGACCGCAGGGCGTCGAGCGCGTTGGGCTGCAGGTGCTGGGCTTCGTCGATAATCAGCAGGCCGGACTTACCTTTGACGTACCCGGCGATGGCGCGCGAGAACCCCTGCGGCGAGCGCTCGGTCAGCCCCAGCGCCAGGGCGATCTCGCCCAGGGCCGTGCTGACCACCCGCGTGGTCGGGTCCATGGTCGCGAGCCAGGCGTTCGGCGTGTCCTCGACATACTGGCGCGCCGTCGTGGTCTTGCCGCACCCGGCGCCCGTGGCGACGACGGCAATGTCCGGGGCGATGTGCGCGTATTGCAGGGTCTGCCAGATGGCCGTCGCGCTGTCCGTCCGGACGAAGCCAACGTCCTGGGGTAGGACGGCGGCGGCCGCCTGGCGCTCCTGCCGCGAGGCCAGCCAGCGCTCCACCTTGGTGGCCATCTTGTCGTTGTCGCCTTGGTACGTGCCCGTCAGCCAGGCGCTGAAGCTGCTGTAGCCGATCCCCGCCTCCGTGGCGGCGGTCTTCTGGCTGATCGCCTCGTCCGCCAGCAGGGCGCGAACCCGTTCGCGCAGGGCCTCCTGAAGTCCTTCAGGGTGTTGCATGATCATTCCGTCCGGCATAGTTTCACCTCGTTGCATAACGTCCGTCCGAGGGGCGTGTCCGGTGGCCGCCGGCGCGCCCCTCATTCATGGCTGGCGCGGTAGTCGGCCAGCCGGGCTACCCCAGCCGCGAAGGCGCGGTCGAAATCCGCGCCGGTCGCCGCCTGGGCGTCCTCATCCGCCTCCGGCGCCACGCGCCGGGCGGTGTTTCCGACAATGCGAATGACCTTGGCGTCCGGGTCCGGCGCGTCGGCCGGCGTCGGCAACGCCGCCGCCACCTGGGCCGCCGTCAGGCGCTTCTCAGCCTCGGACATCTCGCGTACGGCGCGGCTGAACCGGCGCCGTTCGGCGGCGTGATCCTTGGCGGCTGCCTGATCGGCGAATCCGGTGTCGTCGATGCACGCGGCCTCGCACACGGCGGAGCCATCCAGCAGCGAGACATGGATGGGCTGGCGCAGCTTGTCGGGGTCGAAGCGCACCACGACTTTCCGCCCGATCAGCCGGGCCAGAGCCGGGTCCCAGTACCTGTTGCCCATCAGGTGGATTTCCCCGGTCGGGGTCCGGCACGTCACCCCTTCGGCGGCCAACAACCACAGGCGCCGCATCTCCGGGGTGGCCCGGCGGATGACGTTGTCGGGCGACTCGTAGCTCTCCTGGAACGTCTGGTTGAACGACCGCCCCCGGCAGGCGGTCGCCTTCCGCCCCGGCCGGGCGTTGTGGCGCCGCAGTTCGCGGTCCACGATGGTGATGAAATCGTCGATCGGGACGGCGCGTGAACCGTAGTTGTGCGGCTTGTGCTGGGGCGAGCGCCCGGTGTAGGCGCCCGCGCAGTCCGGCCCCTTCGACACCAGCTCGGCGATGTCCTTGAAGGCGCGTTCGATCGGCTTGCTTTGCCCATGGTACGGGGTCGTGAAATGCACCTCGCACCCGAGCTGCTTGAACAGCCCGACCGGATCGTCATCCTTGATCTTGAACCGGAACCGGGTGGAGACCCCGCCGGTAAGCCATTTGCTGCTGGCGGCTCTCGTGTTGTCGAGCCAGATGTGTCCCGGTATGCCGTCCTCATCGCAGACGTCGCCGAACGCCAACCGGAACGCCGCCGCGTTTTCGGAGCGGTCGACCCGCCAACTCAGGACCTTACCCGAGTACAGGTCCTGGAACATTGCCATCATCGGGCGGCCGATCGTGCCGTCAGCCCATTCAACGAACACGTCGAACTTGTGCCCGTCGAAGTTCACGGCTTCCAGGGCCTTGAAGGCGGTTCGGTCGCGCCGCTGGGCAGGGAACTTGCGGGCCACGGCCTCGGGGCCTTCCCGGCACCAGGTCACCACCAGGGGATCGACCTCGGCCAGGCGCCTTTGCAGGGTTCGGTCTGAGGGCAGGTCCCAATCCCGCTCCGCCGCCACGTCGCGCAACCGCGTGATGCAGGCATCCAATGCCGGCTGTTCCGGTCGGAGGTAGTCGTCCTTCAGGAATTGCAGCGCGTCCGGCGGGATATCCGTCGTGGTTACCCGCCCCGAGCGCTGGTCCACCAGCATGGGCAGCCAGTGTTCGCGCGGCGTGTTCCAGGTACGCCGCTCCAGGCCGTAATAGGTGCGCGGGCTCATGCCCGCCGGCCGGCAGGCCAGTTCCACGGCGGCCGTCTTGCTCATGCCGCCGGCGACCAGGTCGGCCACCTGCCTGAACAGGTTCAGGCGCTCCCGGGCCTTGTCCTTACGGGTCTCTGGCAGGGCCTCGAACCGCGCCCAGGCTTCCTTCCAGTCGGCCTGGTCGTTGGCCGCCCGGGGTGTCTCGGGGGGTGCCTCGGCGGCCGGCGCCGCCAGCCCCCGCCGCCGCAGGAACGCCGCTCGGGCACGCGGCGGCAGCACCGAATAGTGATACTCCACCCCACCACCCCGGCCGGCCCGCCGCCGCCACACGCCCTCGGCCCGGTTGTTCGACCACCGCCGGTCCGGGACTTGCCAGTCCCGCGCCCGGCGCGTGGTCGCCTCGCGCGTGCGCGGCATGCCCGGCAGCCGCAGGTCGGCGATCTCGGCGGCGGTGAGCCAGTCCGTCATCGCACCGACCTCCGGGCCAGCCGCCGCGCCGCGTCGAAGGCGCGGTCGATCTCGTTCTTGGTGTCCGCAAGTTGCCCCACCTCGACCCAGGGCAGATAGCGGTCGCTGATGACCGCGTGCCCGAACAACTCGGCACCCAACTGGTACAGCCGGACGTCCCCGGTGGCATGCCACAACGCCAGGACGCGCACGAAACTGATGGTGTGTTCCGTCTTCGCCTGACTGGCGTAGGCGTCCAGCATCGGCTTGGTCACCTCTTCGCCGAGCCACGCGCTCATGGCCTCGGCGATCTCCTCGCGCGGTCTCTGGCACTCCTTCAGGGTGATCGCCACCGCCCGGCTGATCCGGTCCCGCAGGGTCGCGGCCCGCGTCTGCGCCGCCGCATACCGCACCACCGGATCAGTCGGTGCCCAGGCGAACAGGGGCAGAGCATCCAGGTCGCGGTGGGTGGACATGGCCTCAGCCCTCCCGTCCGTCAGCGCGCGGGACGACGCCTAGAAACTCAGGTGCACCGAAACACCCCGGGCCGGTGTCAACATGTCGTGCGACCACCGCCCGGCCTCGGTCAGCCCAACGTCGATGGTCGATGCCTCGGATACCCCGAGGGACACCATGAAGTGCCCCGGTTCCGGCGCATGAAGCGGCAAGCCGATGATGCTGCCGTCGCTGAACATCACCATCAGCGTTGGACCTTGGTGCGTCTGCTGTTCGGACATGTGACTCTCCACAAGAATGGATGGGGTCAGGACGCATCGTCGCCTCCTGGGTTGGCGCGGCCCTTCAGGGCGCCGGTCTCACGCAGATGGCCGAGGAAGGATTTGCGGGCCGCCCCGTTCGCCCGTTGCCAGGCCGACAACAGCTTGCCCAGGCCACCGTCATCGTCCGCCGCCGCCTGCGGTCCCTCGCGGCCATGCGCCCGCAGGGCCGCGCCCAGGTCGGGCGGCGCCTCGGCGGCGTCATCGGCCAGCAGGGCCTCGACCACGGCGGCCTGATCGCTGTGGGGGAGCTTGCTGAGGGCATACAACTCGCCCTCTTTCCAGTGACGGAATCGCTGGAGCTGCGCCCGCACCTGGGGCGCGAGGCCGTTGGCCACCTGAACTGCCCGGAAAATGGTTCGTTCCGACAAGCCGATGCGCTCGCATGCCTCCCGGGCAAACCCAATTGCAGGCTTCGCGTCTGCGGCTGCAATTTTTGCAGCCGCAGCCTTCCCCTTGCCGCCGGCCGCGTGTTCCTTGGCCTCCGGGTGCATTGCCTCGTACACCGCCTTGCGCTCGGCCAGGAACACCGCGCGGTCGAGCGGCTCCAGTTCCCGCCGCATCAGGTTCTCGTCGATCTCGACCAGGCGCGCCGCTAGGTCATCCAGCTTGACCACCACCACCGGGATCTCGGTCCACCCCAGGTCGTCTACCAGCGCCGCGAAGCGGTGCGCGCCCGCCACCAGGTCCCAGCCGTCGACGTCGGATTTGCTGCGCAGCCGCACCACCGGCGGCTCCATCACGCCCACCTGGCGCATGCTCTCCGCCAGCGCCGCCACCCAGTCCCGGTCCACCTGGCGCAGCCGGTCGCCCACATGCACGGCCGCCGCCGGCACCGTCCGCCGCTCGCCCTGGGCGCTATGGTCTCTCTTCGCTCCTGTCATGCTGCCCTCCCCGCCGAAAAGCGGGCGGGCGCCCGGCACGAGACCGAGTCGCCCGCCCAGGCGGTCCCTACACTCGGCAGCGCCACACCACCGAGGAGGGATTGGAGATGGATGAACAGACCAGACTGGAAGTTCTGCGCCTGGCCGTGGACATGGCCAAGGGCATGGTGGCCGTAGGCGAAGGGCCAGCCCTCCGGGCTGTAGAGGGACGGCGCGGCCAGGACAGCAGCGATGTGATGAGGCACCTTGTGACGCAATACTATCGGCATCTCTGCGATCTCCTGGACCCTAACGCCGGAAATCCGGAGTGAACCACCCGGATCCGTGGTCTGGGTGGAGCGCCAGCATGGCCAAGGCCAGGACATGGGCGCCTTCGACGTCGGCGCGGTCGCCCAGACGCGCGCGCAGGGTGGCCAGAACATCCAGGGCCACCTGCATGTGCTGGACAGGTCGCGCGAGCGCGGCTGTCGCGTCGGCCGCCGGGGCTGTGCCAACCTGGTCCGTCACCATCACCGGCTCATTGACTGGAAATGCTTGAGCTTCCTGGTCCGCCGTCATGCCACCGCCCTCCGGTCACCGGGGGCGCCGGCCGCGAACCGCGCGATGAGGTCGGCCTCGGTGGCCGTCTCCAGCCAGCCCCGCTCCACCGGCGCGCCGCCCACCCACAGCGCGGTACCGTCGTCCAGCGCCGCGACCAGCCTGTCGCGCGCGGCGGTCAGGATGTCCGCCATCCCGGCGCGGTGGGTGGTCGCCTCGCGCCAGGCATGCGCCCAAACGACCAGGTCCATCAGGTCGGCCAGTGCCCGCATGGCAGCCGTGGGCGACATATGCCGCGCGCGGAGGCTCATCTGGCAGTAGGTGGCGCACGCGCTCGCCCCGTCCTCCACCAACCGGACCGTGGCCAGGCTTCCTCGTCGCGTCGTCAT